CTTCTACAACAACATCAAGAGATAATCTAGGTGTTGAAATTGGAGTTGACGTACAAGGGTTTTTTTCTGCTAGTGCAGGAACCAACGCTAACGGAGCACGAACAGTAAGTACCTCTTCTCCTTCAGGCGGATCTGATGGAGATGTTTGGTATAAGTATTCGTAATGAGCTATGCCAGTTTACGTTAAATCAGGCGGTACATGGCGTGAAACATCACAACTTTACGTAAGAGACGGTACCTCTTATACTAATAAAACTATTTTAAATGGTTACATAAAACAAAGCGGAACTTGGGAAGAGTTTTACACATTATTTAACACCCCTGCAGGTTTTACAACAGCAGGTGCGGGAACAACAACTGTTACTGTTCCTACAAATGCAAACGCTATTCAAATACAAGCTGCTGTAGGTGGAGGTGGCGGAGGTAATAGAGGTCAAGATTACGATAACATAGGTTTAGAACAAGGAGGACCAGGTGGTGGATCTGGAGCTTATATTTCTGATGTTGTTTTTTCTGTAACAGGTGGTGAACAATTAACATTTGTTGTAGGTGCTTTGGGACCAGCAGGATCAAACGCTTATACTGGTGGAGGACCTGCGGCGGGAGGAAATACAACATTGTCAGGTGTAACGACAGGAGACATTTTTACTTTAACAGGTGGAGGCTCTGGACAAGTAACAGGTGGTGGAGTGCAAGGACCTGCTTCAACTTTAACAGGAGGATCAGCAGGAGCCGTTTCTCAAATAACAACACGTTTAACATCAGGAACAACAGTAGATGGTATAAATATAACAACTTTTAGTAGTGGACCTGCTGGATCTTTTAACCAAGCAGGAAGTGGTGTTGCAGGAAGCAACGGTATAAATTACGGTGGAGACAACTCAAATGGAGTAGGAGCTAATGGCGCTGCTTCTTACAGTGGTAATATAGCTGGTGGTACAGGTGGTAATGCAGGTAATGGCGGTGCTTACAATCCTGATCAAGTAGGTAATGCGGGAACAAGAGGATCTGGCGGTGGCGGTGGAGGAACTGAACAAGGAGCACCTGGTGGTGCAGGTGGAGTTGGTGAAATAGTATATAGATTTATGAGGATTGCGTAATGCCTTTAACGAAGATAGCATTTGCCCCTGGCATTGATAAACAAGATACGGAATACGGAGCAGCAGGACGTTGGACTGATTCTGATATGGTACGCTTTCGTTATGGTCTGCCAGAGAAGATTGGTGGATGGGTAGAACTTATTAGTGATAAATTAATTGGTGTTATTCGTGACATGCATGCATGGACAGATCTAGATGGTATACGGTACACGGCCATCGGAACAGACAGAAAATTATATATTTATTCAGAAGGCGCAGCTTATGACATTACGCCTATTAGAGCAACACAAGCAGGACTAAGTAATCCGTTTGCAACAGTGGATGGTAGTGCAACAATTACTGTAACAGATAGTGCACACGGCGCTCAAGCTGGTGATTTTGTAACCTTTAGTGGAGCATCAACAACAGCTGGATTAGACATGAACAAAGAGTTTGAAATTACAACATATGTTGATGCCAATACATACACTATTACGTACACAGGGAGCACGGCTGACGCAACAGGTAATGGAGGCGGAACAGTAACAGCTACTTATCAAATTAACATAGGCTTATCTGAGTCTGCTTATGGTTATGGTTGGGGAACAGGAACATGGAATACAGGAACATGGAACACGCCTCGTTCTACAACCACAGTTACTATTAATGGACGTAACTGGTCTTTAGATAATTTTGGTGAAGATTTGTTAGCAACAGTTTCAGGAGGTGCTACTTATGTTTGGAATACGTCTTCAGGATTAAGTAGTAACAGAGCAACGGTTGTTAGTAATGCCCCAAGTAAATCTAGGTTTAATTTAATATCTATGCCTGATAGACATGTTTTTTTATTTGGTACAGAAACAACTATAGGTAGCACGTCAACTGCGGATGATTTATTTTTACGTTTTTCTTCACAAGAAGATTACAATACATGGACACCTACAGCAACAAACACAGCAGGTTCTTTTAGAATACAAGATGGTTCTAAAATTATGGATGCTATTCGTTCTCGTAATGCTGTACTGGTTTGGACAGATACAAGTTTACATGCACTACAATTTGTGGGTGCACCTTTTACTTTTAATTTATCACAGATAGGTGCTAACTGTGGAGCGGTATCGCAGCACTCTGCTGTTGATGTTAACGGTACAGCCTTTTGGATGTCACAAAATTCTTTCTACAAGTTTGATGGTGCAATATCTAAAATGCCGTGCAGTGTTCAAGATTATGTATTTGAAGATTTTAATATAACAACACAACCAGAAACATATGCAGCTGTTAACTCAGAGTTTAATGAAGTAACATGGTTTTATTGCAGTTTAAATGCACAACAAATAGATCGTTTTGTTACCTATAATTATTTAGAAGATTGTTGGTCAACGGGAAGTTTAGCTAGAACAGCATGGACTGATTATGGTGTTTATGAAAAACCATATGCTGGTTTTTACTCTACGACAAATATTGGTACAACACCTGCGGTTTTAGGTGTAACAGCAGGGGCTTCAAACATATACCAACAAGAAACAGGAACAGATGATGTAAGTGCTGCTATTAATGCGTTTATTGAGTCAGGTGATTTTGATATTGCAGACGGTCAACCGTTTTTACATATAGGAAGAGGAATACCTAACTTTAAAGGATTGACAGGATCAGTAGATCTTACGTTAAAATTTAAAACATATCCTAGTTCTTCAACACCCACAAGTGTAACAAGAACAATTGTCTCGACAACAGAAAAATTTGATTTAAGAGGTAGAGGAAGACAAGCAAACATAAAGATTGAAAGTGATGCTACAGGAGATAATTGGCGGTATGGTACATTACGATTGGATGTTCAACCAGATGGAGGTAGATAATGGGGCATATTCCTGGTCATATGACCAAAGACATTACTCCTGAAGAACTAAAATATGGTGTAGGTGATTCTTACAATCCGCCTATAACTGGAGGTTTGACAGCGATAAAAGGTCCTATTCTTGACATGATAGGAAATTCTAATTTTCAACCTGAAGATGAAGATTTGATTGGTTTTAAACCCCCTGGTGTACAAACAGCAGATGTGCGAAAATATTACTATAAAGGAAAAGAACAGCAAGGATCTAGTACTTATATAGGTGCTTTAAAGAATTTTTTAGAATCTCAAGGTAAAGGCGATTTATTTTCTTTTGATAGTGGTGGTATTGAATCTATTAAACAACCATTACCTGGACCAGAATTAAAACAATTACCTATGCCTGAAATACCTGATTATACAGAAAGATTTGCAGGTTATGATGATAAAATAGGAGGTTTTGATAATCAATTTAAAGATATAATAAGTAGGTTAGATAAACTAGAGCAAGGTATAGGAAGTATGGCTAATACAAATGTTCCTGCACCTACTCCTGTTCAAGGAGGCGTTGCTAGTGTATATACAGGAAACAACGCAAGGGGTTATTAATGGCTAAAATAAGTACAACAAGATTTCCGCAAGCAACACCACAATATCAAGCATCACAATTTGATGTCTTAATACGATTGCTTGAACAAATAACTCAACAATTAAATTTTGGTTTTCAACAAGATTTAAAAGATGAGTCAACAGCAAGGAGTTGGTTCCTTGGCTGATGCATTTTTAAGTTTTTCTAGAACAGGTACGGGTACAGCTTACACTGTTCCAACAGCAAATGAAGGAGCAGTTCCTCCTATTTTACCCACAACAACATTAGTAAAAAGTATTTATATATCAAATGAAACTGGAGGCGCTGTTACAACAACCGTAGCTGCTGTTGACTCAAGTGCTACAGTGACTACTGAATTGTATAAAGACAGTATGGCTGATGGCGCTCAACTACAGTTACTAGATCAACCAATTGTTTTAGAAAAAGCAGATACCATCACGCTAACAGGAGCTGGTATTAAAATTTTAATAAGTGTAATGGAGATAACATAATGGCATTTAAAAAAGTACAAGAATCAAAAGAAATAGGTAAACAGCTTATTGATGGTCAAGAACTTCCTATTATTCAACCAGAAGTACATATGGAAGTAAAAAATAAAAAAACAGGAACGGATTACGAGTCAGAAGAACACGCTCAACAAGACGTTGATAACCCGTCTACCGACACTACAAATGACGATATTGAAAAAAATATAGAAATTAAAGTAGTAAAATTACCTGACGTGTTTGGTAAAACTAAAGACGACTAAGCTCCACAGTTTTCACAAAAATCATCACAAATACATTTGTCTTTTTGACAACCGCAAGTAGGACAATTAGGATCCACTTGCTGCCACCTTATGTTTTGCCATGTTTTCTTGAACAAACATTCTCTCGTCTTCTGTTAAAGGTCTACCCATACTAGGAGGTTTAGATTGACATGAACACCCGTCAACGTGTTTCTTATGATCTCTTTCTACTGCTAATAAACGTTCATGATAGCGACTCACCTTATCTGCGAGGACAGCTATAGCTTTCAATACTTCTTGATTTTCCATAATATCTCCTGTGATTTAATTTTTGGGTGAGATCTAATTTAAACACGTCTATCATAATTATCAAGTAATCTTTTTATAATTGTTTTCTTGACAACTTATTTTTGTTCTGAGTAGTCAACCGAAAGGTATTCTATCTTTGTTACCCAGCTTTTAGGTATAGCGATAGCACCACCGCCTGATATGTCATCTTTATCTTTACTATAAGAGCGCATAACAATTATTTTTTCATCATTGTTGTGTATCATCCACCCAACTTCTTGACATGTAGCCAAAGGAGCGCCCATAACGTCCTTTATATCTA